TAAAGACACTATAAAAATAATTCATAGAAAAGAAAATAAAGGTGGGGCATTTACATCTAATGAATGTATCAATAATGCAATAGGAAAATATGTAGCTTTAATAGATAGTGATGATATGGTTAGTGATGATTATATAGAAACATTATTAAATGCAATTAACGAACATGATGAGGACTTAATATTTATGGATTGGCAAGATCAAGCAACAGGTATAATAGTAAGAAGGCCAAACAATTATGCTCCTTGGAAATGTATTTATAAAAGAGAAAAAATGCCAAGATTTATAAATGGTTGGATTTATTCATATGATGTTCCATTTTATGAAGAAATTATGAAATTAAATTTAAGTAAATATTATATAGATAAAGTTCTATATTATTATAATTCGAGTAGACCTGATAATTTAACACACAAAAAAGAAAAAGAAAGAAACAATGGTGATTTATGAAATATATAATAATGTGTGCAGGTAATGGTAAAAGATGGAATAACTTTTTGGGAATACCAAAACATTTTGTAAAAATAAAAGGTGAAACATTAATTGGTAGGACGACACGATTATTAAAAGAAAATGGAATAACTAATTATATAATAACAACAAATGATGAAAGATATAAACAATATGGTGAAACAAAACCACAAACATATAATGATTGTGAAGTAGACAGATATGATGAAATAGATGATGATGAAATTTGTTATTTGTATGGTGATGTGTATTATACAGAAGAAGCATTAAAAACAATAATTAATACACAAACTAATGAAATATTGTTTTTTGGTAGTGAAATGGAAATATTTGGCGTTAAAGTTAAAAATAAAAAGTTATTTTTTGAACATAAGAACAAAGTAAAACAATTATTTTTAAATGGTGAAATAGACAGGTGCATAGGTTGGGAAGTATATAAAAGTATAAATGGTTTACCATTAAATGAATATGCAATAACAGATAGATTTTATTTAATAAATGATGAAACAGATGATATAGATTGCCCAAAACATTATTTAGAATTTATTAACAAATTAGAAGGAGGAATTTTTATGATTAAATTAGAAGTATTGCAAAATGAAAGTTTTACATTAGGAAGATTTAACGAAATAAAAAATTTGCAAAGAAAAAAACAAGACGTAGAAGGCAAATTGAATGCTGGTGATGTATTTGAATGTGAAAAAGATTTAGCAGATTATTTGCTAGGAGATAATAAATATAAAAAAGCATTTGTTAAAATAATAGAAGTTATACCAGAAGAAAATAAAATAGAAAATATAGAAAAGGCTATTGAAAGAATAGAAGAAAGTGCAAAAGAAACAGTAGAATTAGAAAAGAAAAAGACTACAAGAAAAAGAACAAGCAAGAAATAATCTTGCTTTTTGTTATACAATTTTGACAGATTTACAAAATATGATATAATTTAATTAGAGTTCGAGGATAAAGAACTCGAATATGAAATCTTTATGGTGGAGTAGACCACTTGAAAAAAATGGGAAGGTGAAATATTATGAAAGATTTTTTAGAAGAATTAGAGATTGGGGAAAATAAAGTTAAATTATCAAAAGAAGAAATAAAAAATATATTAACTAAACATGGAGAATATATTAAAATTGAGACAGAAAAAGTCGACAATAAATATAAGTCTCAATTAGAAGATAATAAGACTACTATTGACGAATTAAAAAAGGAAATAGAAGATGCTCCAAAATCTGATGAAATGGAAAGTCTTAAATCAAAAATAGCAGACTATGAGCAAAAAGAGGCTGATAGAATTGCAAAGGAAAAAGCCGAAGAAGAAGATAAGATATTAACAAACAATATCAATGATTTATTTGAAGGCAAAACATTTACTAGCGAATATGCAAGAAATGGACTTTTAAATGATATTAAAAATGGATTAAATAATCCTGATAATAAGGGTAAAGGTATTCAAGATTTATTTGATGAATTAACAAAAGATAAAACTGATATATTTACTAATCCTAATCAAATGAAAGACATGGAAGGCATGGGAGATAGTGAACAAGATAATAACACAAATGATATACCAATAATTTGGTAAAAAGAAAGGAATGATTAATTATGGCAAGAATAGATGCATTATCTATTGAATTGCAAGGACAAGTTGGAAAAGACAAACTTGCAGAAGAATATGGTAAAGTAATTGCTAATGTTATGGCAAATACATTATCAACAAGATTAAAAAATCAAAATTTATCAGGTCAACCTAATGCTGGTACAGTAGAAGCAAAGAGATTTTCAAATGTAAGTGGAAATGCTTATGGAACAGCAAGAACTGCTAGTGCAGGGCAAAAGATTAAAGCAACACCAGTTGTAATATCAATTAATGATGATACAGAGTATTTAAGTGAGGTTGAAGAAAAAGACCTTATGATGTATGGTGTTGGTGGGTTAATTGAAAGACAAATGGGAGAACACCAAAGAGGATTAGAAGCAGAACTAGAAGATAAATTTTTCTCAGAAGCAGTATCAGCAGGTACATCATTTACTGCAACAGGTACTCCTTCAATTGAAGATGAAATTGAAGAAGCAATTGAAACAGTTGAAAAGACTAAAAATTCATTTGTACGTGGAGTACCAAGAAATATGATTAATGTAGTAATGAGTAATGAATATTATGGAAAATTAAGAAACAAAATTAATTCAATTTCTAACTCAAACGGATTAGGACAAGTTAAGAATTATGAAGAAGGAATATTTAATAATGCAAAAGTTTTTTCAAGTGTATTTTTACCAGAAGGAATTAATTATATTGTTATGATTGATGGAGCAGTTGCACAACCAATTAGAACAAGTGAATATTCACCTAAAAAGGTTGAATTCTCAGACGCAACAGCATTTGGTTTCTTTGCTTATAAAGGAACAAAAGCAGTTATGCCAGACTTAATTATCTATAATGGTTCAGTAGCAAGTTTATAATTAAAGGAGGGCGTTTATGGAATTTAGTGGACAATACCTAACGTATGAAGAATATAGGGCTTTGGGTGGTGATACCACTTTATTACAAGCGCCTTTTGACTTATTAGAATTTGAGGCTAGAAGAAGAATTGATATAAGAACCTTTGATAGACTTAAAAACGTGGAAGAAATACCACAAGAAGTAAAATTATGCGAATTTAATATGATAAATAGTATGTCAAATTATGCTAAATCAGTAAATAGTGTTGTTGAAAACAATAACATAAAAAGTGAAAATACAGATGGTTATAGTGTAAGTTATACAACAGTTAATGATATAGGCGAAATTGTTAAATCAAAAAGTACAGAACTTGACGATATAATAAGAACTTATTTGTTAGGTGTTATTGTAAATGGCGAACATATAATGTATGTAGGTGTTAAATGATTTGTAATAGTAAATTGACTATTTATCATCAAGATGGATTAGACGCAACAACACACTTAGAAAAATGGACTAGATATAATTATGATAATGTATGGTTTTTTGGAGGAAAAGGAGCAGGTTTAAATAAGGGATATGACAACGCCAATGATGTTGAGATAAGACTACCTTATGATAAAAATGCTAATTTAGATATTAGCAAATTTAAAATAGGTGATATTATTGTACAAGGTGAGTTAACCCTAGACATTGCGACCCAACAAGACTTAAAAGATTATCAAATCTATAATATAAGAAGTATTAATAATAACAATTTTGGAAATAACCAACACATCCACATTGGAGGCAAATAATGGCTGTTAAAGTTAGTTTAAAACCAATAAGCACTATAAAAGCTAATTTAGGTATAGAACCTAATGGACGTGTACAAAAATTTTTTACAAGTGAATGTGCAAAAGCAATGGATAAATATGTACCATATAGAAATGGTAATTTGTCTAAATATAAAATTGAAGGTAATTATATAATATATAATCAACCATATGCACATTATATGTATAAAGGCGATGCGATGGGTCCAAATATTCCAATAAAAGAGGATGGAATAATTGTGGGTTGGTTCTCACCCAAAGGTAAACCTAAATATTATACAGGTAAAAAATTGAGTTATCACCAATCTGCTGGGCATGAATTTGCAGGACCAGAATGGGATAAACGAATGTGGAGTGCTGAAAAAGACGATATAGTAAAAGCAGTACAAAAGTTTGTTAATCGTGGAGGTAAATAATGGATTTTAGAATTTCAAAATTAAGAGAATATTTATATAATGTTATTAATACTTTAACAACAAATAGAGGTTATCAAATTAGTGTAGATTTCTTAGGTAGTGTAGGTGATTTCTCACTTGACAAAATACCGACCGCAAGCACAGTAGAGGTATGGGTTACAGGAACAGAAATACATAGAGATGTTTATTCATTTAGAAGTCGTAAATATTACTCAAAAGACACTATCAACAACCTAAATAATATTGGGTTCTTTGAACAATTTGAAAAAGTAATCAAATTAAATAATAAGGAAGGCGTTTTGCCTGAAATAAATGGAATAGAGAGTATTGAATGTTTAAACTGTGCAACAATAAATAGTGTTGATGGAACAGAAGCAACATTTGATATTCAAATACAAATCACATATAGGGAAACTGAAAGTGATACAATTATAAGTTTATAAGGAGGAAAAATATGGCAGATTTAGTACCAAGTGGAATTGAGAAAGTAAAAAGAAGTCAATTTTTAACATATCTTGATACAACACCAAATTCAACTGCTACATGGGCAATTCTTGGTGTAGGTATAACTGATTATGGAATCAGCTACAATCCACAAATTGATACAGAAAAATGGATTATAGAAGATAACGCTAGAAACGACCATACATCAAATCAAAAACAATCAAGTATTACACAAAAAGTTTATAAAAATGACCCATGTTTTGAATTTATTAATGCAGGACGTGACCAATTAAACTATAAAACACATATACTAGATGTTGATAGATGGAATGGTGACGGAACAACTTACCCAGCAAAATATAGTGATGGATTGATAGCAATTACAAGCTATATGGGAGAAAATGCTGAAATTCAAGCAGATGTATATTATGATGGTGATACCGTTGAAGGAACAGTACAATATGATGAAAATGGCGTTCCAACATTTACACCAACATCAAGTTTATAATTAAAACCTATAAGGGTGGGTGAAATATTCACCTATCCTTATTTTTAATTTAGAAAGAGAGGAGATTATAACATGACAGACAATGTTATAAAATTAAATAAAGATAATATATTAAGATTAAAAATAGAAACAAGTGAAGGTATTGATACAGGTGAAATTATATCAATAGATTTAGAAGATATTGAACTACCTTTAAAATATCAAGAATTAGTGGAAAAAGATAAAAAAAACAAAGAAAATTTAAGAAATCAAATATTAATTATAGACAGAAGGCAAGATGTTAAAGGAAAAAAATTATTGAGTAAAAATGAAGAAGATAAAATTAAAGCATTAAATGAATTTTTTAATAAAGAAGTTGAAGTTTATAATATATTTTTAGGTGAAAATGGAGTTCAAAAATTATTAAATGGAAGAAAATTAGGTTGGACAACATTACAAGAAATAGATGAAATTATAGAAAAACAAATAATGCCTTATGTTGAAATTGATATGAAAAAAATTACAGATAAAGTTAAACAAAAATATGGACAAGCAGTTTTAAAAAATAAAGAAGTGTTAAAAGATGAATAATTATCCAGAATATGTTGAAGTGAATGGACGAAAGTTTAAAATAAATACTGATTTTAGAGTTGCAATAAGATGTAATCAAATAGCGGAAGATAAAACAATAGGTGATTTTGAACGTGTTTTAGGCGTTTTAATAACACTTTTTGGCGAAAATAGTATAGACCATCAAGAAGACTATGAAAAACTGTTAAAACTTGCTAAAAATTATCTTACATGTGGGAAAGAATTAGAAGAAACTAATGAAGAACCAGATATGGATTATATTGAAGACATGGATTATATAGAAGCAAGTTTTATGAGTGATTATCATATAGATTTGTCTGATATAGAAATGCATTGGTATAAATTTAATAAACTTATGAATGGACTTTCTAATAGTGATTTTGGAAATTGTTGTGTTTTTAATAAAATTAGAAATTTAAGAAATTATGATATAAAAGATATTAAAGATAAAAAAGAACGTGAAAAAATAATAAAAGCAAAAGAACAAGTTGCTTTGAAAAAATATAAAAAAGAAAA